CCTGACCCATAATCGAAGTCCGAATCCAACGGAACACCCAACCCTCACTCGGCTCCGGTTCAGGGAGCGTTTGCGGCGGGGTCCACGCCATTTTACGTTGCGCCGATTCGCGGTTTTCAAGTTCGCGAGCGATTCTGCTTTCAGCCATTGTCGTTCTCCAATTTCATCATTTCACGTGCGTACTGCTCATTGCTTAGTCCCAATTTCTTGGCTATCGCAACTTGCGACGGTGTCAGGCGGACCTGACGGGGTGCGGTACTCCGAGTAACTGGAGCGACCACATTGGCTGCTTTTTGTGCGCGGGGCTTATCCTCTTTACGAGAAGGCTCCGTCGTTTGCTCAGCGGCATCCTGAAAATATTCCGGAAATCGCTTACGCATCGTCCTATTAATCCGGTCGTAATATTCATCACTAGTCGGATCTAGGCGCTCATCGTTGACCAATTCTTCGTGCAAGCCAAGCGCAAAGGCGGTCATACCCTTGTTCGGCCCAAACCACGTATTCTGCCGCCGCCAAGTCTCTGCTTTGGTATCGACCTGTTGGCTGGTAGAACGCGGGGGCGCTTGTACCTGTTGGTTGTTTTCTACACCTGAATCTTCCTTTTGTAAAGTCTGGGGCTTATATCGCTCCAACTCCTTCAGGCGCATCGTGGCCGCAGTGATCTCTTGCTGGGCCTCGGTAATCTTGTCTGGGTCTCCCGACTCGTAAGCCTGCCGGAACTTATCCTTAGATATAGAGAGTTGCCCGTTAGTGGCCTTAATGGCCTCTGCAATCAGAGCTTTCTCGCTGGTTCCGACCCGGTTTCGTAGCTGCCGGACCTCTTCGTCCCGCAACTGGGCAAATTTAAGAGCTTCTTCACGCTCCCGAATCGCCGATTCTTTAGCCCGACGCTCGTCGTGCCAGACCTTTTTCATCTGAGAGAGGCGCTGTTTTACCTTCTCCGAATACTCATCAAGGGTGTCGTTTTCCAACTCCTCGACAATCTGTTTCGGCATTGGTTCCCGCATTTTCCCCGTTACAGGGTCGCGGTCAGCCGGTGGGGTATCGTCCTCAATCTCAACCTGAATATCGTCTTCCGTCCCAACTTCGGCCTTCTGTTTATCCTCGGCCTCAATCTCGTCAGGAAATTTAAATTCGTCCTGCATAAATCACTCCTTAAACGCGACGAATACCACGGGGATCGTCAACTACTGCTTCCACCGTGTCGTCGTTAATGATGCGGAACTCACGTCCGTGGATGACAAGTCGGGTACCGGCGTAGGGACGGGTCAACACGAAATCGCCCTCCTTACACCAAGAGCCGGTGGGGAACCGATCCTTGTCCGTGTAGCAAAGGTCACCCATCTTGATGACGAACAGAACAACCGTGGTGAGTTCCTCAGTTCGTTTGGTGTCCTCGGCTTTAATAATCCCACCCTCGTACTCCTCCTCTACGTGCGGTACTGCACACAGAATCCGGTAGCCCTTCGGGTCAGGCAGTTGCGAGGCTTTCTTGGCCTCATCCTGCGTCTTCTCAATGTCAATGTTACTCATCGTCGCGCTCCAAACGTTTTGCAAGGTCTTTTATGTGATTCTTCGCGAGTTCGAGACCCTGTAACGCCCCGCAAAGTCTTTTGTACTCGGCTTCATCCAGCTTGCCTTGGACTAGCGCCTCGATTATCAAACTGCGCTCCTCTTGGAGTTTTGAATCCAAGTATTCCAGAGCGTTTCCATACCTCATGTATTACTCCTTCGGTTTAGACTCCTTCTTGTCTTGCCGCACCCGGTCTTCCCGGCTACGAGCAATTTCCAGCCCCATCTTCGCCCCCTCAGTTAGTTGGTTGGCCTCCATTTCGGCGCGGTGCTTTTGAATATCCACACCGAGACGGGCTGACTCCAACTCTGTAGTTGCCGCGATCTGCGCCTGTCTGAGGCGGAGGTCGTCTTCCTTGGCGGCGGCGTCGATAAGGTCTTTCTTTTCCTTGCGTTGCTGTTCGGCCATTTGGATTTGTGCGTCCATCTGAGCCTTCATCTGCTTCGTCTGGGCCTCCATTTGCTTGATCTGGAGATCCATCATCTGCATCTGCACCAACGGGTCTTGAGCCTGCTGAGCAGCCTGCTGGGCTTGAGCCTCGGCCACATCCTTCTGCAGGAGTTGAGCCGCTGCCGCTGCTGCCAACTGAGACAACTGGACCTCGACCTGCGGTGGTAGGAATGTCGTATCGTCGTCCGAGTCCGGCGGTGCGGGCAGGGCTGCACCCAACTGTTTCTCAATCTCACGACGGTATTTAAACGCCGTGTGCTCCATGATGTGCGCCATCACGGCTCCCGTAATCATTTGGACCTGCGGGTTCTGACCGATCATCTGCTGAATCATCGGGTCCTGCAGGAACGACAAGTGGGTTTGGAGGTGGGCGTCGTGGTCCTGATACATGAACGCCTTGGTCGGCTTGCCCGTCAAGAACCCCATGTTCTCGCTGATCGGATCAATCGGCTTTAGGTCATCCTGTCCCGGGATAATTTTGTTAGCGTTGCGAACGCCCAGCGTCTCAATCATCTGACGATGCAGGTACGGGAGGTCATAGATCTGCGGGGCAGATTGGCTCAACTGCAAGACGGCTTGGTACTGCACCACCTTTTGACTCATGGTGGCAGCGTTCGGATCGCTTACCGGGATGACATCGACGTTGTCATAGTCCGACTTCTTGGCCTTGCGACCGCCAACTTCCGGCTCGTAGCTATAGTCCTCCGGCGTGTAGTCCCGGATGATGCCCGCAAGGAGCTTGAACTCCTGCTTCATGGCGTAGTGGATGCGAGCCTGCACAGCCGACATCACCTTCAACACGCGCTCCAAGATGGCGAGCGTAGTGCCCACCGGAGCCTGCGAGGACATGTCCGAGATCTTCAGGTCTGACACCGCAGCGAAGCGGCGTCCCTCTTCCACCACTCTATCCATGAGAGCGGCTAAAGTTTGGCTCGGCTCCTTATAGGGGAGCGGAAGGATGTTGTCGCGGATCGCACCACTCGGCACGTCTACGTCGCGGAATTCTCCCGGAGCAATAGGCGTATCGTCTCCCTTAATTCTAAGCCCGCGTGACTTGAGACCGCCCGGAAGGTTGCTGAGGGTTCCTGCGTCGATAAGCTGCCTAAGAAGAGATGTAGCTGCCTTAGAGTGTCCGCCGATAAGGTGGATGAGACCAAAGTAGTAGAACCCGAATCCGGGGATGTAACCATAATGAACAAAGTGCTGTCGTTTCTCTTTGAGCTTGTCATCTTCTTTCCAATTCCGGCGGATGGCTAGAATCGTTCCCGTTCCTTTCTCAATCGTCACCACGTAGGGCAGTGCGATCCCTGTTTCATTGTTATCGTCATCAACGTCTGGATATTCCGGCAGGTCTAGGTTGACGTGCATTTCGAGAAGCTGGAACCGGTCGTCCATTGACGCTGAAAAGCCTTGATCTTCGGCTTTTTGCTTCTCAACTTCGTCCATCGTCCGGACCGGATCACCCAGATCCACATCACGATAGAACCCTGCGTATTGCAGCTTCCTTAGTTCATTTTTCGTCTTACGCATCCGGTGCGTAACACGGTCGGTAGTCTCCAAATTCGCCGCGCCGTACGGGACAATCATGTCCTCAGCCGGGATGTAGACCGCCGTCTGACGACCAAGCGAAGGGTCGTAGTAGACCTTCTTAAAGGAGTTACCTGAGAGAGCCAAACTCAACAACAACCGCTCGTGCTCCGGGCGGTACTCCTTCATCACCTCGGTCAACTCGTAGTTCATGTCATCCGCAACGCGGATCGCGGAGTCTTTCTTCTGCGGAGTCTCACGACCGATGATCTTGGTCTTGACCGGCCCCATCGCGGGGAAGGTCTCCATAATCGTTTCAGACTGGAACTTGACCGCGCTCTCCATCAGGAGCGGATGGAACACACCACACGCACCCGGCCACGGCTCGGTACGCTCTTCGTACCGAATGCCCAGAATCTTTAAGCCTTTGATGTAGGTGTCGAGCCAGTCCTTCCGAGAAGCGAGATCTTGTTCATAATTACCCAGCAACTCCGACGCCAAACTCTGTAGCTCGTTCTCAGACATAAAGTCTGCGAGGTTCGCGTCGAAGTCCTCAGCCCGGGGAGCACGGTCCCCCGCCTCGATCTCAATCTCCAGCCCGTCCACACCGATCCGCATCTCCTCCGGATCGACCACCTCAATCTCTATCGGAGCCTCGTCGGCTGCAAGGGCATCAAGCCCAACCGGAGCCTCATACAGTGCCTTGTCAACCGCCATGTCCGTCTCCTAAAAAACTGCAGAATTCAAAAACCATTAATAAAACCCTTCACGCCTGTAACTCTTAAAAAAGCGCGTAGGCTCCGGCTCGTCAGATGGGAGTCTGATGAATCCTCCCTGTCTAAATCTCAACAAAGCTAACGTCGTCGCGTCCACCAAGTCGTCATGGGTGCCGGAGG